GGCGGCGTTGACATAATCTTGAGGAGGTCACTAAGGGCTTGGTCGGCCTCATCTTTGTTCGCCTCGACAACAATTTCGTCATGAACGTGCATGATTATCTTGTGCCCCGCCCTCGCCACTCTGACAAGCATATCGCTGAAAATGTCACGGGCCAGAGCCTGGGAAGCGTTTTCGGCCACGAACCCGCCCCATAACTTAATGGGAACCATTTTAGCTCCCTTGGGAAAGTGTGCCATATACTGTAATCGGCCTTCGCCTTCTTCCATCTTGTCCGTTTTGATCAGCCCGTAGTCCAGTATTCTTCCGCTCGGGAGATCTACGGTGAATGGGGTCGGAATCCTTTGTTGCGTCAAGTTATACGCCCCGCTTATGTCTATGTTATACTTCCGCCACAGTTTTGTGACAGACTCCATTGTGCTCCGGTACAGATCCACGGCATCGTCCGCATCCTTTTGATCCATGCCTGACATTTCAGCAAATCGTTTTTTACCTGCCCCGTACCCACAACCAAGAACCATAGCCTTAACTTTATGCCGGAGTTTGGGGTCTTGTTTGAGTTCCCCCTGTTCGGTTTTCCAGCGACCAAATCGAATCGCAAAGGCTTCGTAGATGTCATTGCATTTTTCGATTTCATCCAACATCGCCCAGTCTCCGGCTAGCCAGCAGAGTGTCCGCACTTCGATTTGACTCAGGTCGGCCACTACGAGCCGTTTGTCGGGGGCTGTTGATATTAAGTGGCGCAGGTTGATTCCGAACATCTCGTCCCGCGGCAGGTTCTGGAGGTTGAGATTGCCCCCCGATCCGCTGAAGCGTCCCGTGTGCGCCCCAAAATACATAAAGCCTCCGTAGTATCTACCATCTGGCATGGTGGCTACGTCAAAACTCTCCACTTTCTTTTTGAGTGCGTTGATTCTACGCCAGTTCTGTGTCGCCGCGATCCAGTCGTGCTTCTGGCCGTTGTAATCCATCCACTTCTTGCTCTCTGGATTGGTCTTCGCCAAACTCGCAGGCGGCTCCAGTCCGGCTTTCTGGCATTCCTCGTCGAATGCGGCACGACTCAGAAGGGGCTTGCTTCCAAGCCACGGGATATTGGATTCGGCCTCAAATAATTTCTCGTTGATTATCTCCAGTTGCTTTTTCAGCAGCCCTGTATCAATGGGGATGCCTCCCTGACAGATCCTCCTGTTCAGGGTGCTGATTATTCTTTCCTCCTCCGGCCAGCGGTCACTAAATTCTTCCCACAGTCGGAGACACAGCTCGGAGTCTTTGATCGCATAAGCACTGACCTCGGCTCTGAACTCGTCGGTCATCGACTCCCACTTCTTCCCGCTCATGTTGTCGCGGGTGGACTTGTCGATTTCTAATCCAAAAGCTGTAGAAGTCGCTCCTTTGAGCGAGCGAGGAATCCTGACATACGCTGCCAGATCCGCTGTACAATGCCAGGCTGCGGGGTCGATCCGCGGCCACCACGATTGGGTCGCGCCATATAGATATAAGGTTTCATCGAATGCTGCGTTGTGGCTCAGGGCCGTGTTTCCAATAAGTAGATCCCAGTTAAATTCCTTTGGGTGACCGACGAATTCAGTTCCGTCAGTCCCTTTTACGGTGAGTAGGTAGGCATCAAATTCGGGGTGGGAGAAGTAGCCCAGTGGGCCGAGCGTTCTGATACTGCAACGCTTGTCGTAGTAAGTTTCGTAGTCGAGGGCGTAGATTTCCATGACTGTCTAAGAAGAAGCCCCCCACTGGGAAGTTGAACCAAAACCAGTGGGGGGCTTTAAGTGCCGCCGCTTTTATGTGGTTACGGCGAGGGCGATGCTTTAACCAGAATGACTAGAGTGAAACTCTAACCACCCCGCCACATTACCCGAGTGATTACTCCGTGTCTATTGCCGCCGCGATTGGCTCCGCTCCGTCCACCAACAACGAGAGCTTCAGTTGGCTCTTGTCGTCTTTTGGGAGTTCAACGTCGATAGCCGAAGCCAATGCTGCCCGTACGTGGCGAAGAGATATCATCTGAATTTCCAGTTGCTTAATCTTCTCCTCCAGTTCAGCGATCAACGCACTAAGCATATTGATCTCGTCCTGAATGACCTCTTGGTCAAAAGTGCCTTCCATTAACGTAAGAAGTTGGCGGTGAAATTCTGGACTGCCTCGGGGGATTCCTTCGTAGTGATCGACAGGCTGGGAGCATACCAGGAATATTTCCCTCTTTGGATGATGGATGAACTGAACGTCCAGATCCGAGAAGGAAGAGGGACATCAGGGTTGAGGAGCGAGAACGTGGCAAGCCTCTTGAAGGTCTGCCTGTAGCCATCCTTGGCCACATTGATCTTGCCCAGAGCATACTGCTTGTCTCCGACCATAAACGGGTAGGCTACGTCCGAGTCACTGTCCTCGGGTTTGAAGAACATCAGGATGATATCCGCGAACTCCAGCATATTCCACTTGGAGTCCTTGTTGATCTCATCCCGCTCCTCCTTGGTGTGGGCGATCTGGGATGTTTCGTCCTCATCGAACGGGATATCTTCCCGCCATGCTTTCATCACGCTGACGGGGACGCAGGATACTTTCTGCTCCGGCTCCGCGATGATGTGTTGTTTGTCCAAAACAGCCGTCCCGAACGGGGCGTCGATCTCGGATGTCTTCTGAACGATATTAAGACGCGAGATCTCAATATCGGAGCTTTCGATCATCATGCTGGCAGCTTGTGCCGCGATGATCTGGTTTGGTTTCTCTGTTGCTTTTGCAGCCATTTCGTTGTTTCGTTGTTTCGTCGTTTCGTTGTTACTAACTAGGACTAACTTAGAGTAAATCTTGGGTTAGACTTGATGAGTATGCCTGCTTCGTTACAGGCGTCAATAAATTCTTCAGAAATTTTCTTCTTACTGCCCTTTTCGGCAGACTGTCCCGCTTCCTTGGCTAATTTGGCCAGGGGAATACTGGCGATATTCAAGACATCGTCTAGTTCGAGGCCGTAGGTTTCCGCTATGGAGACCAGTGTCTTGTTGTCCGTAACCCTTTTTGTCACCCCCATGTTCTTGAGGCGAAGGGACGGGAACTCAACGCCCTCCTGTGCCATAGCGACGGCCCGCTTCTTCAGTCGGTCGGACCAATTTGATACGATCTTAGCAATCACCCATAGCTGTTCCACGATCTCGGGGTCTTCCGTCTCTTCGAGGTCTACATCAGGCAGTTGCGGGTTCACCTTCTTGGCGACTTCGATGACCAACCCACCCAGCGCGGGGCATTTACCTTCGTGCTTACAATACCGACAATGCACGGTCGGCGTTAACTCTTCGATAGACGGAGCCCCGTCGTCCCATTTGGGGCGGATAATTTCCCCCTGTTTGATTATCGAGGAAAGCTCAGAGACTATCGCTGGGACATCTTCTCTATAAAAAGTGTGGAAGAGCGTTTCGTTACGCACGGGGATAAAGAACACAAAGACTATTTTATTCAGGTCTTTGTATTTCTGGAACGCACCGACAGTGTAGGCCCGTGCTTGCTGGTTCTTTTCAGGGGTGTCAATCACTGAGATCCCCGTTTTGTAATCAATCAGAACCCCCGTATCATTGTTGAATACAACTAGACGGTCGCACGTTCCCCAAGTAGATGTTCCGTCCAGTTCGACTGTAAGCTGTATCTCCTTGAAGTCTTGCTTAACCTTCAGCCCCGTTACGTCGGAGCAATTGATAAAGTTCTGCAAGAAACTTTCCTCCTCGGCTACGATTTCGTGGAAGATGCTGACTTCTTCCTCGCTCTCCAAGTTAGAGGGGTCACCAATCTCCAGAGCTTCGTGGATTCGGGTTCCCTTTTCTGCCGCTGCGTTCGTCCCGCTGCGGCCTTGGAACCCCCCGCAACCGGCGATGTATTTTAGGGCTGACGGGCTGAATTCCGCATGATCGCGGTCAGAGTGACTATCGGGCATAGCGCGACTTATACGCCGCGCTGAGTGGTTGTCAAATAATATCGGGAAATAAGAAAGGCATCGACCATCCCGTCGTGCGGGGTGCGGCATCGTTTGTTTTTGAGCCAGTTTTCTTGGGGGGCCAGACGTTCCGCCACTTCCAATGCTGCTGCTTTTGTCCCCCCTTTTGCCGTTCGGCCCAACATTTTTTTCTGCCACTTGTGGACAGAAATCCTGTCGTGTTTCCATCCCTTGACCTCGGCCATGCCCAAGAGTTTGCCAAAACTTAAAGCCATCGACCTGACTGCCTGAGAGCTTTTCGCGTGCGCCAGCGGTTCCTCTACCACTAGAGTGAACGGGGTGTTCAGGCCCATTAACCACTCGTTGATCGTGGTTGTAGAAACTTCTCTTTTCTTAGAGCGGTTGAGTGTTGGCATGGCGATCTTATCAACGATGCCCCCGTCGAAAGACGAGATCGCGCACAGTCCTCCGTCGAGGCCGTTGTCCACCCCGATTATTATCCCATCCCCTTCAGGCATGACGGAGATATTATTAATCCGTCCCCATTCTCTGGTGTGAATACCATAGTGTTTTTGGGGAGGCTTTGGGCAAAGAAAATTTCTCTTGCTCCTTGGGGGACAACACGGAAGAAGACACCCACCAGTTTTTTCCTGGCAAACGAAAATTCGTTTTTTAGGGGGTTGTCTTTACGCACTAAGACAACAGGGTTGACTTCTACTTTCCTGTTTTTGAATAGCTTGGTCATTCCTGTAGGGGGCTTGAGTCTAAGAAACACGGTGTGGTTGGCCCCAAATCACAGGCGATTAATTGGCTCAAGGCCAATTTAGCTTCGGCTGTGTTGAGGCCGTGCTGTGTTTTCAATATAGCCATCGTCCCTGAGCATGAGTAGCAAGCCACGGGGGGGTTCCGAACATGTTCTACTACCCCGATAAACGCATCCTGTAGTTCCGCGAAAAGTGTTACGCCCTCCGGCCCCTTTTGGGTTTTGCCCCCTGCTTTCTTTCTGTCCCCGCCCTTTTCTGAGAACCCCCAGTATGTCGTGGGGGATAGTTGCCGGAAAAAGAATGGGTCGGCGTCGGGGTCATAGTGTGCCCCGTTGAACTCGGGGGCTCCTGAATTTAGGTCGAAGATCATCTTTCATTCTATATCGATAACCGGTTTTACCGCCCCGTTCCCGCGATCCGCCTTAGTGTTATTCAAAATGGAGATATCAATCTGCATCTTGCCCCCGCCCCCCGACTTGGAATTCAGCCCTAAATTACGCCGCACCAGTTGATCTAGCTCCGAGAGTTCTCGGACTGTCTTCGGGGGCCGAAGATTCTTAACTCCGTCGCGCATCAGCTTTATGCCAGTAGCGGCTGCGTAATGCTGATATTTTTCCGCGGGGCTCGCCTGCCTTTCTGCGATCTCCAAAATCGCTGCGTCTTCTTCCTGACGAGCATCGTGGCTTGCCCGCCGGATGGCCTCGTCTGTGGTTTCTCGCAAGTGGTTGTCTATTGCCCCTGCCAGTTCGTCCGCAGGAGCGTCCTCGGCATCCGGCGCATTGTTCGGGTGCAGGCCATTCTTCTTAGCGGGCAGGCCCATTTTCTTAAACCACCTACGAACTGTGCCTGGGTGCACATCAAGTTCCTTGGCTATCGAAACCATTTTCCAGTCTGCCTTATACAGGGCCAAAGCTCGGTTTTGCAGGGTGTCTTTAGATTTGTCAGACAATTCTTTGGGGCGTAAGCTGTGTTACGGATTATGGCGGCAAAGAGATCCAGCATCAAGAAGATACTAGAGCCCCGTATCGACCCTAAGACCAAGCGGATGGATGTGGGGGGTTTGATGATACCCCCGACGAGTGAGATTACCGCTTTGCTATACGGATTTGCTAACCACGAACATTTACGTGCTAGGGAGTATTATTTCTGGCGCATTTGCAACGAGTTGTGGAACCACCCTGATCTGCCCGAGAAATTAATGGTTCGGCATGTATGGGCGGAACAAATGATTTGGGGGGCGCTCAATAACAAGTATCTCTCGGTAGGGGGTTCTG